GACGAGTTTGCTGAAATGGCTTTCTCAATCGATAAAGTTACGGTTACTGCTAAATCAAGAGCTCTAAAGGCTGAATACACTATGGAACTTGCTCAAGACTTAAAAGCAATCCATGGTCTAGACGCTGAAACAGAACTTGCTAACATACTTTCTTCTGAAATCCTTGCGGAAATCAATAGAGAAGTTGTTAGAACAATCTACACTACTGCAAAAGCTGGTGCTCAAGTAAATACGACTACTGCAGGAATATTTGACTTAGACACAGACTCTAATGGTAGATGGTCAGTTGAGAAATTCAAAGGACTATTATTCCAACTAGAGAGAGATGCTAATGCAATTGGTCAACAAACAAGACGTGGAAAAGGTAACCTAATTATCTGTTCAGCTGATGTTGCTTCGGCACTTCAAATGAGTGGTGTATTAGATTATGCTCCCGCTCTTTCTACTAATCTAAACGTTGATGACACAGGAAATACTTTCGCTGGTGTGTTAAATGGTAAATTTAAAGTTTACATNGACCCATATAGTGCAAACGTATCTGCGTCACAATTCTACGTTGTAGGTTACAAAGGTACTTCACCATACGACTCTGGGATATTCTATTGTCCTTACGTACCATTACAAATGGTAAGAGCAGTTGGTCAAGACAGTTTCCAACCAAAAATCGGATTTAAGACAAGATACGGTATGGTTGCAAATCCTTTTGCTACAACTAATGGTGCTGGTGCAATTGACTTAACGTCACCTGCTGCTGGAAACCAAAACGTTTACTACAGAAGAACAAAAGTAACTAACATTATGTAGGTTACTTTCTACTTCTACAGTAGAAGACAATCTTAAAAGGGGGGTACTTAATTGTACCTCCCTTTTTTTTNGCGGTATAATTGCCCCTTTAGCTCATTTGGTAGAGCAGCTCACCAGTAATGAGCAGGCGGTCTGTTCGAATCGGACAAGGGGCACCATCTCATAATCGTTATAAATAGTAATATGAAAACACTTAAACAAGTAGAAGCTATTGATTCAATATGTGAATCTCAATATCAAGATTTGCTGATTACCGAGGCCGTCTATCAAGGTAAAACGGTTAAGTTAAATGATCCCATTCGTGGAGGCGCTAAAAAGTTTTATGTCTATGTACAAGATGGTGACAAGGTAAAAAAAGTATCATTTGGTGACACAACAGGTCTTTCGATTAAACGAGATAATCCTGCAAGACGTAAATCTTTTCGTGCAAGATTTAATTGTGCAAATCCAGGACCTAAAACGATGGCAAGATATTGGTCATGTTATCAATGGAGAGCATCCGCAAAGGTAGATAATTAATGACAGAAACAAATGTCAATACTCGACAGCCTTCGGTAACTGACTATGCAAGTCCAATACAGTTTAGATTTAAAATGACTAAACTGCCTAAGGTTGAATTTTTTGTACAAACAGCAAACATACCTGGTATTGCTTTAGGGGCAACCAATCAAGAAACACCTTTGAAAGACGTTGCAGGTATTGGTGACAAGGTGACTTTTTCAACTTTAGATGTTTCTTTTCTTGTAGATGAAAATTTAAGTAATTATAAAGAGTTGCACGATTGGATACTAGGTCTAGGATTTCCAAAAGATTCCGATCAATTTAAAACTTTACAAGCAACAGGTGCTGATCGTTTTCCAGGATCAACTGCAAGTTCAGTTGCCTTAGGAATGAATACACACAAGGCTCTTGCTGAAGGTGGTATATATTCAGACGCAACGTTAACCGTTTTAAATAGTAAGAACATTGCAAAGACAGAAATAAGATTTCAAAATGTTTTTCCTATTTCTTTAGGATCGCTTTCTTATGATGTGAAAGCAAGTGATGTTGATTATCTACAAGTACAAGCAAGTTTTAATTATATGTATTATGAGATAGTACAAATATCGACTACCTAATATGAAAGAGTGGTATAAATTATTCATATTTTTAGGAATCATGCTCACTTTAATAATCTACATCATACTTACAAGACCACAATCAGAACAAGTCAGTTATAGGATGAATTTGAATGACAACTTTAACATGGAACGATACAGCCGTCTGCTTAGGTAATGGGCAATCAAGATCAGGCTTAAACCTTTCTAAAATGAAAGACTATGCAACCGTCATTGGTTGTAATGCAATCTATCGAGATTTTTATCCTGATGTGTTGGTCGCATTAGATTCAAGAATGGCTCATGAAATATATCGTAATGCAAATCTACAAAAGTCAAAAATCTATTTAGGATATTGGACACCCATTCCAATACTTGTCGCAAAAGAAATGATAAAAACAATGGCAGATAAAATTGATGCTGATTGGGGAATTGGTGATGAAGTTGTTTATCATGGTGCTGATGGAGTGTTTACACTTACGAAAGGACATAATTTAGGTATCACTTACATTACAGGCGTTTCAAAAGACGATAAAATTATAAACATTGAGCCAGATGTAGATGGTTTTGCTTATGCAACAGGTAGTCGATCGGTACATCTTGCTTGTGAATTACATGCCAAGAAAGTTTACATAGTTGGACATGATCTCTATTCAAATACAAAAAAAGTCAATAACATCTATGCTGGAACAAATAGTTATGCCGATAAAGACGCATTGGCAGCTCGACCTAATAATCCAAATGAAACCTTTAATTGGATACTACAACATAAGAATACCTTTGATAAGTTTAGCAACGTGCAATTCTATAAGGTCAATAAGAGCCGAGATGGGGAGGAAGCAAAAACCGCTTCCAAAATACCCGAATGGAGTTCATGTGAAAATCTTACCTATATAACACAAGACGAAATGGAACAACAGCTTTACAATGAATAGAAAAGGTGATATAATATCTATATGACATTAGAAGAATTACAACAACAAGTGGATAAAGATTTTAAATTAGATGATACTGAATTAGATTCGGAATCAATTAAGATACCTTTATTACACAACAAGTACTTACAACATTTTAATAAGTTTTCTTTACTCTTAAAGAAAGCACAACAAGATCATAAAACACTTGTAAGAGATAAATGGGAATACTATACAGGTAAAGCAGATTCTGCTGTGTATATATTAAAACCTTTTGATATAAAAGTATTAAAAACAGATGTGCCTATCTATATGGATTCTGATCCAGATTTACAAAGAGCAGATCAAAAGGCTGCCTATCTAAATCAAATCGTTAAATATCTTGAACAAGTATTAAGAAGTATTAATAATAGAACATTTTTAATTAAGAACGCTATTGAGTGGAAGAAATTCACTAGTGGTGCNATATAATGGAACATCAAAAAGTATTTTCAACAAACATTTTTATAAAANATGAATTTATTGCTCCTCAAAGACTTACTGCTATGCAAGAGGAAATAGAAAAATTATATAAAGAAAGAAAATATGATGACAATTGGCAGACAGGTCCTGGTTTAGAAAAGATCGATCCATTTACATGGTTTGCAACAGATATAGGAAAAGCTGCTTTTGATGTTTTTGATAAATTAAATTATGATATAAAAGATATAGAAATAACTGATATGTGGGGTAACATATTAAAACCTGGCGAAACACACCCACCACATACTCATTCAAACAATTTTTTAAGTGGCGTTTTTTATTTAAACTCCGATGCTAAAACTGGTATTATTTTTCAAGACCCAAGACCAGCAGCAGACGTATTGGTACCAAGGAAGAAAACAAAGACTACCGAGAATTCAAACTTACTATCCTACACTTCAAACACAAACAGACTAATACTGTTTCCTTCCTGGTTACTACATTGGGTCCCAACAAACAAATCTAATAGAGATCGTATAAGTATTTCTTTTAATGTACAGATAAAGGGACAAGTAGGTGAACATCAAGAATATCAATCAGGACAATTCTAGTATCTCACTAACAATTTAAATTATGAATAAGAAACAATTGTTTTACAAGGCAATTATTTGGCAAATTATAGGTTTATTATGGATTTCAATACTATCGTATGTGTGGTTTGGTAGTTGGTTAAGATCATTATCTTTTAGTCTAGTAGTGGTTATTGTAAGTATTTTTGCTTATATTTTATATGAATTAGCTTGGAACAAAATTATTAAAAATAAAAGAAAAAAATTATGAATCAAGATAATTCCGATCTCATTATAATAGAGAAGAAAAACGAAGTTTACATTACGGTTGATTGTGACCCTAGTGTGCAACGAGAGATATCTGAGTTTTTTACTTTCTATGTACCAGGGTATAAGTTTATGCCAGCATTTCGAAATCGTATGTGGGATGGTAAGATAAGATTATTTTCACAAAAAACAAAAGAGATATACTTTGGTCTATATCCATATATCAAAGCCTTTGCTGAAGAAAGAGGATACAATATAGTATCTGGTAAAGATGTGGAGATAGATAATAAGGTTGACAAAGAAACGGTAATTAAATTTTCTAATAGTTTAGGTCAGAAATTTGAAGCAAGAGATTATCAAATAGATGCTATATATTATAGTTTAAGACGCAATAGGGCGTTGCTAGTAAGTCCTACAGCATCAGGCAAGTCTTTCATCATATATTCCTTAATTCGTTATTATACTCACCTAATCAAGGATGAGAGCAACAATCGGATATTGTTAATCGTACCTACAACCTCCTTAGTTGAGCAGATGTATACCGATTTTGAATCATATGGTTGGAATGTAAAAAGATATTGTCATAGATTATATAGTGGATACTCTAATCAAACAGATAAGAAAGTATTAATATCTACATGGCAAAGTTTATACAGACTTCCTAAAACATACTTTGAACAATTTGGTGTTGTGTTTGGTGACGAGGCTCATCTATTTAAATCTAAATCTTTAACAGAAATTATGACTAAACTTACTGATTGTAAATATCGTATTGGTCTTACAGGAACATTAGACGGTGCTCATACTCACAAATTAGTATTAGAAGGATTATTTGGTGCTGTAAATAAAGTAACAACTACTAAAAAACTCATTGATAAAAAACAGTTAAGTAATCTGGCCGTTAGATGTTTGATTCTAAAACATAGTGAAGCTAACTCTAAAATAGTGTCAAGTGGAAAATATCAAGATGAAATAGACTATCTAGTTGCTAGTAAAGCTAGAAATAATTTCATTCGTAATTTAGCACTTAAAATAAAAGGTAATACTTTAGTACTGTTTAAATTGGTAGAGAAACATGGTAAAGATTTATATAAAAACATTCAAGATAAAGCGGAAGAAGGCCGAAAGGTTTTTTATATATACGGTGGTGTAGAAACAGAAGAAAGAGAGAAGGCTCGAGCAATAGTTGAAAAGGAGAACAATGCTATCATTGTGGCATCCTATGGAACGTTCTCAACGGGCATCAACATTAGAAATCTACACAACATAATCTTTGCAAGTCCTTCTAAAAGTAGAATAAGAAATCTACAATCAATTGGTAGAGGATTAAGATTAGGAGATAATAAGATTAACGCAACGTTATATGATATAGCGGATGATTTAATTTATAAATCGAAAGAGAACTACACACTAAAACACTTTCAAGAACGTATTAACATTTACACCGAAGAAGAATTTGATTATGAAATTCACAATATAAATCTTAAAGATTAGAAACAATTACATATAAATAATAGTATGGCTGATAAACAAGAATATCGTATGGTTAGACTAACTGATGGTAGTACAATTATTGGTTCTATCACAGTTGATAAAGACTTCTTACGAATCACAAACGCATTAGAATTAAAAACATCTTATAGACATGGTGCTTTAGGAACTAACGAAGATTCCTCACTTGCTCCTTGGCTACCTTTTACCGAAGATAAAGTTTTTGTTATTCCTAAAGATAAGGTTCTAGTTATAACCCAAGCAAATAAAAACATCTCACACTATTATGAAGTTATCTTAAATAAAATAGAAAAACAAAAGAAAGATGCTAAGCCTCCTTTATCAGCTGATGAAATGAATAAGATATATAAATTGGCAGAACAAATGGACAAAGCACAAATAAGCGGTAATATAATGAAATTAAAAGATGAAATGTTTGAAGATGCTACGAGAGAAGAAGAATTGTTTGATGATATGATTGAAAGTAGATTTGGAAAAAGAACTCTCCATTAATTTATATATTAGTATGCTAGCTTAGGTGGTCTCTCAAGCGACTACATAGTCAGTATAACATACAATCCTACAGCCGTCAAGCATTCCTAGGAATAAAAATTAAATATACAACTAGCTTTACATTTAATAATAAAAATGTTATAATATGTTATATGAAAAAAGAAAAATCAATGAGTGAAAATAAAAAAACCGTAGCTAATAAAAAACCTCATTATGTAGATAACAAACTGTTTTTGGCAGCTATGAATGAGTATCGTATAAAATACTTAAAAGCAGCAGCAAAGAACAGAAAAAAACCAATTGTAAGTAATTACATTGGTGAGTGTTTTTTAAAGATCGCTAATCATTTATCTTACAGACCGAATTTTATAAACTATACTTACCGTGATGATATGATATCGGATGGTATAGAAAACTGCTTACAATACATGAGCAACTTTAATCCAGAAAAATCTAATAATCCATTTGCATATTTTACACAAATTATATACTATGCATTTATCAGAAGAATACAAAAAGAAAAGAAACAGCAAGATGTAAAGGCAAAACTAATTGCTAAGTCTGGTAGTGAAATGATGTTAGATTCGTTAACAGGTGATGATGCTCAATATAAAAATCAGATGTTAGATTTCTTGCAAAAGAATGTGAAAGAAAGCGAACCAAAAGAAATTAAGAAAAAAAAGTAATTATATAATTAGGTAGGTATGAAAATAGCGTTGCTGAACGACACCCACTTTGGTGTTCGAAATGATAGTATGATATTTGATAACTTCTTGCATAAGTTTTATGAAGAAGTATTTTTCCCATACTTGGAAAAACATAATATTAAAACACTTATTCATTTAGGTGATGTGGTCGATAGAAGAAAATATATCAACTTTAGAATTGCCGATAACTTCAGAAAGAAGTTTTTACAAAAACTATGGGATAAGAAAATAGATACCCATATTATTATAGGCAATCACGATATTTATTTTAAAAATACCAACAGTATAAATTCAATGCAACAGTTGTGTACAGCACCTGATGGGATTAACGAGCCTTGGATATATGTAGAACCTAAA